CACTCACACTCAAAGCAATCACCACGCGGCTAGGTTATCAGCAGATAACCTCGTTGACGGCCTCCACCGGCTTAACGGTGCCAACCCGCGACCTAAACGGCTTAAGCTGCCGCCCGACTATCGCGATTATCACGCCCGAGACTCAGGCGGTGCGTTGGCGCGATGATGGCGTGGCTCCCGCCGCCGGTGTGGGCATGCCGCTGGCCGCTGGTGTCACGCTGCAATATGACGGCGACCTAACGAAGATTCTCTTTATTGAGCAGTTAGCCAGCGCAAAACTTAACGTTACTTACTACGCTTGAGGCCGACATGAACATCACCAACGACGGCGCACAGACCGACTACATCACCTACTTTACCAAGCAGCTACCGCAAGACTTGGCGGCTATGGCAGCACTGCGCGATGAGCTGGCGTTACGCCAAGGCGCGCTATCCGCGGTGGAAGATTCCACCAAGCTGCGCGAAGAAGCAGCCCGCACGCTGGCCTCGACTAAGGACGAGTGTGCTGCGCTTAAAACTGACACGCAGGCTAAGAATGCCGAGGCGAATGCCAAGAAAACGCGCCAAGATATTCGCGAGGCTGACCTCAACGCTCGCGAAGTCGCCGCGGCCAAGGCTGCTGAAGATACCCAAGCCAGCCTAACGTCTCAGGCGTTAATGCTGGGCAAACTGGAAACCACGCTAATCGCCCGCGAGGGGAAGCTGGAAGAAGGCTTGTCGGTATTAGCCGCTGGGAAAGCTGACCTTGACGCTCGCGTCAAATTATTCCAAGCTAAGGCAGCAGCACTAACTGCATAACCGTACCGGTAAGGTTAACCGGGGATTCTAAGGAATCATTTCAATGGCTGATGAAGAACTATTAGCGGAGATACCCGCGCCGGAACTGACGTTAACGTCAACGCCAGAGACCGAGGAGACTGAGACGGAAAGTCCGAAGACCTTCACGCAGGAGGAATTGGACTCGATTGTTGGTAGACGCTTGGCGAAAGAGCAGCGGAAGTGGGAACGGCAGGCTGTACCGGCGGCACCAGTAGCGCCACCCGAAGCTGACCAGTTTGATTCTGTCGAGGCTTATGCAGACGCATTAGCTTTGCAGAAGGCCGAAGAACTGGTTAAGCAGCGGGATGTTAAGCAGCAGCAGTCCGTTTTGGTCGAGGCTTATCACGACCGGGAAGAAGAGGCGCGGGGCAGGTATAACGACTTCGAACAGGTCGCTTATAACCCCAACCTTCCGATCACGGCGGCGATGGCCGAGACAATCCAGTCATCTGAAATAGGGCCTGACATGGCCTATTACTTGGGGGTTAACCCCAAGGAGGCTGACCGGATTTCCAAGCTAGCGCCTTTTGTTCAAGCGAAAGAGTTAGGGCGGCTGGAAGCAAAGTTGCTTGCAGAGCCGGCCACCAAAAGGGTATCGAGCGCGCCAGATCCAATATCTCCCGCGAAGCCTAGGGGAACTTCATCCCCGACGTTTGATACCACTGACCCGCGCAGCATTAAATCAATGACTGCGACTCAGTGGATTGACGCCGAACGGCAGCGGCAGGTACGAAAGTTTGAAGCGCAAAAACTTCGCTAATTTTTTAGGAGAACCTAAGTGAGTAATTCACTTCTAACCATTGATATGATCACTCGGAAGTCTCTCGAGATTCTCGAGAACAACCTGGTGATTACCCGCAACGTTAACCGTCAATACGACGACAGCTTTGCCGTGCAGGGCGCCAAGATTGGCTCTACCCTGCGTATTCGTTTGCCTGACCGTGCGTTGGTGACCGACGGCGCCGCCTTGCAGGTGCAGGACGACAACGAGCAGTTCACGACCTTGACTGTTTCTACCCAGAAGCATATCGGCATGAACTTCACGACTGCCGAACTGACCATGCAGTTGGATGACTTTGCCGACCGCGTGCTCAAGCCTCGCGTCAGCCAGTTGGCCGCGAGCATTGATGCTGACGTGGCGAACGCCTACAAAGGCATCTTTGCCTCTGTCGGCACCCCCGGCACGACCCCGGCGACCTCGCTGGTGCTCTTGCAGGCGCAGCAGAAACTGAATGAGTCTGCGGCCTCCATGAACCCGCGTTATGCGACGGTATCCCCGGCGGCTAACGCTGGTTTGGTGGAAGGCATGAAGGGTTTGTTTAACCCGACTGACACTGTTTCCAAACAGTTCAAGAACGGCATGATGGGCACTGGGGTGTTGGGGCTTGATGAGATTAATATGTCTCAGTCGATCCTTCAGCACACCACCGGTACCCGCGACGCGGCGGCTGCCACCATTGTCGCCACTACCGTTGCGACGCAAGGTGCTACCACCATTAACTTAAGCCAAGCTTCGGTTACCACGACCCTGACCGTGGGCGATGTGTTCACCATTGCTGGCGTCAATGCGGTTAACCCGCAGACTCGCCAGAGCACCGGTTCGTTGCAGCAGTTTGTGGTGACCGAAGCCAACACCGCATCCGGCGGTACTTGGACAAGTGTCAAAGTACTTCCCGCGATGTATACCTCGGGTAACGCGCTGGCAACCATTGATGCCTTCCCGCTGATCAATGCGGTAGTCACGTTCTTGGGCACTGCTTCTACGCAGTACCCGCAGAACCTGATTTACCACAAAGACGCCATCACCTTCGCGACCGCCGACCTTTTGCTTCCGCAGGGTGTGGATATGGCCTCGCGTCAGGTGCATAACGGCATCAGCCTGCGTATCGTGCGTCAGTACGACATTAATAACGACCGTATGCCTTGCCGTATCGACGTGCTGTATGGCTATTCGGTTATTCGTCCCGCCATGGCCTGCCGGCTCTGGGGTTAGGAGAATATTATGGCAATTCCAAGTGTTGGCGGCGGCTATCAGGTTACTGATGGCAACGTAAACGAACGTACTATTGGCACGCAGGCGGCTCCTCAAACGGCGACGGTAACGGCTACCTTAACGGCAGCGCAGGTTACTGGCGGCATTTTGATTGGAACGACAGTGACTACGGCGGCGTCTTATACGCTGCCAGTTGCCGCAGACCTTGATGCTGCACTGCCCAATGCAAAAGTGGACAGCACTTTTTTGCTGACCATTATTAACTTGGGCACCAGCACCGGGTTAATTACGGTAGTGACAAACACCGGCCTTACGACCTCTGGCAACTTGATTGTTGCTATTACGGGGAGCGCGGCTGGCGTTAGCGGCGCAGGCACGTTCCTGTTCCGCAAGACAGGCGTGGCCGCGTACACGGTCTATCGGGTAAGCTAGAGAACCGGGGGGAGCAATCCCCCCGTTTCTTTCCAGTAGGAGTTTGATGTGCAGCGATATACCAATTTCATAGCATCGACGACTGCTACCAATTCCACCTTAACCGTACTCTCCAACGCTAGCTGTGTGGTTTATATAGCCGGCACGCTAGGCGCTGCGACCCTTTACAGCGATAACGGCGTCACGCCGCTAGCCAATCCTTTTCTTTCGTCTGCTACTGGTGAGGTTTCATTCTTTGCGGCTGACGGCAGTTACGATTTAGTCGTGTCCCAGACAGGCTATTTAACCGTCAGCGTTTACGACATTTTGCTAGCTACCCCGTCTGGCGGCGGAGGGGGCGGGTTCCTTATTGGGGCCGGCGCGCCGACTAGTGCCGAACTGCAAGGCACCGCGTACAGCGACTCCTCGGCTACCACGCCGGACGCTCGGCTGTGGTTCAACTACAACGGATCCACCGGTTGGGCAAAGGCAAATACCACCGTGTACGGCGGTATTGCGATAGGCGCCGACGCTTTGCTGAACTCGGGGAGTAGTTCGTCGTCAAACATTGCAATTGGTTTTGACGCGCTAAAAGCCAATGTTTTTGGTAGTGGGAACGTAGCGGTTGGCGCAAGTTCTATGGCCAGCATTGAGGGCAGCTACAACGTAGGAATTGGCCATCAATCTATCATTAACGGAACTTCCGGCAACTACAACGTTGCAGTTGGCCAATTGGCGTTAATGTCTTTAGCTTCTGGCAGTTCAAACATTGGCATTGGTACTCACGCCGTTTGGGCGTGCGAGGACGGCGGGCAGAATGTTGGGGTTGGTGATTACGCGCTCAGTCAAATTGTAAGCAGTACTTATTGCACCGCTATTGGCTCTCAGGCGTTGATAAATTGCACGGGCGACTACAATACGGCAATTGGCGCACTCGCCGGGCAAGTTCACACCACTGGGACAAACAATTCATTTATTGGCTACAACTCGACAAACGTAACGGGCGGGATAACTGCGTCAAACACCATTGTTTTAGGCGACACCGCAATTACTACCCTGCGCTGCAACACGGCTACAATATCCGCCTTATCCGATAAGCGCGATAAGAAAAACATTGATAAATTGCCAATAGCCTTGGATTTTGTTCTAGGGCTAAAACCCGTTGAGTTTGTGTGGGCGCAACGCGACGGCGGGCGGGAGGGGCTGCGCGACACTGGCTTTATCGCTCAAGAAGTTTTGTCCCTGACAAATGACCACAATGTGGAATGGATGGGGGTTGTAGATACCACCAATCCAGACCGTTACGAAATGTCGCCCGGTAAGTTAATTCCTGTTTTGGTCGCTGCCATACAAGAGTTAAACTCCAAATTAAATGCAATTTTGTCAAAATGAGAGTGCTTATTGGCACTCCGGCGCACGACGGGCGCGTTGAGTCTAGGTACATGCTTAGCGTGCACGCGGCGGTTCAAAAGGCCGCTCAATCAGGGCACGAAGTCTCTATCCTTGTGTTGAACGGCGACCCATACATCCAGCGGGCGCGGAACAACCTAATAAAAGCGGCCATAGACGGCAAGTTTGAGCATTTAATTTTTATAGACTCGGATGTATCTTTCCCCGCCGAGTGGTTGACTGAGCTACTGCTAAAGCCTGAGCATGTTGTCGGCGGAACGTACCGGCACAAGCTAGATGAAAAAGAAATTTACGCGGTAAAAACAACCAATCTAAAAGTTTCGCCAAATGGTTTAATTTTGGTAGATGCTCTGGCAACGGGGTTTGTAAAAATATCTGTTGAGGCGTTATCTGCGCTGTGGGATTCCTGCTTAGCACAGCAGCAGTCAGACGGCGGGCGGATGATGTGCAACGTCGAAGTTCAAAATGGTGA